AACTCCTCACACCCACTAAAAGGTGAATCTGGGTCAGGAATTGCTCGTGGAGATTTTACCATATATGGGGCCCATACATAACAATAATATCCACAACCTGCCTTCAAAGCTTCAATCTCAGCCTTTTTTGCCTGGTAAAATGCCCATGCAGAAGAAGCAGCACCAAAGGTATGACAGAAGGATGACATCAAAGACATACAAGGTTGACCGCCCTTCAAACACCAGCAGGGTCCACCTATGCAGCCACCAAGAATCTTGCCTGAAGTTACTCCTGCCTTGTGTGGCATGACATACCAAACAATTACTTCGTAAATACACCCATCACCGTACTGCGGTTGTCCACAAGCAGTACGCTTCTTCTTCTTGTCAGAGTCACCCCCTGATTGTCCAGCCGCCGGTACATCTCCATTCATGGTTTGCTCAGTTTGTTGACGACTGGTTTTCTGAGCTAGTTTCAAAGCCTTAAATTCAGGTGCCTCTTCTTCAACATCCTCAAAATCTGAGATTTCACAGAAGACGGTTAGCGGACCATCATCCAGATCAGATGGAAAACGATCACCACTTGTAAGAACAACGAAGTTCTCATCTTGTGTCGTATCGCCTCCAGACAATATATGATCTTCTGGGGGCGTGACATTGAAGTCATAGCCAGGATCAGCCCATTCTGTTTCCTCATCCAAAGGCCAACGTCTGTACGCAGCTTGCTCCGCAGGCCAGGCCCAGAAATAGGGCTCGGAATCCCCAGCACGAATTGGAGTCCATGCCTCAAAGTGCATGGTATTGTTAGCGTTATCAAACTGTGCTTTTGTGATGACACATTTCACAGGTGTTGAAGAAAACTGTGGCAAATCCAACGTAATGCAATCAAACAAATCAAGATTAAGATGCTTGATCGGAGTATCAAACTCCACTATCTTCCAAGTGTGTGAACGTCGAATGAGCCAGAAGGTTGCTGACTTTAGGATCGTATCATAGGTATTCTGCGTATAGTAATCGTAGCTTTCTTCTTGGACACCATACTTGGGAACGTTGTGCTTGAGAATAATCTTTCGTACAACCTCATCATCATCCTCTATACCAGCTTCTCCATTTTGCCATGTGACAGAATGCTTTGTCACCAAATCTTCAGTAGGTGTGTAACTGACCTGAAACGTACCTACAAGAATATCACTGGCTTCTAATGTGCGAACAGAAGTGGGTTCTTTTGAGAGATACTTGATGAAGATAACATCATTTCTCACATAAACTGCACACCGAGTTTGATAGGCAATGTCCTGAATCAAATCAAGAATATTCATGCGTTCTTTAACCCAAAAATTTGTTGGGTAATTTGTCATATTGGCTCGAACAAGATCAAATGAATCTGTGTCGATTGTGAGATTGGTATACTTATTGACCAACCATTCAATGATGTCAACCGGGTTTGGACCAATATCAGAAGTCAACGAGATATAAAGTTCATCATCCCAGTCTGAATCATACAAGCTGAGTTTCTTGTTCAAACCAATTTCAGTAACCGTATAACCATCATAGTCTGTCTCGTAGACTGTATAATAGTCAGACGGAACTTCAAGTAGTAGCTTTCTACCAGTTGGTTGTGACTTGTATGCAGCTACGTGATTGATTGTTGCCGGAAGTAAGCTTACGATGTAAAGAATTTCAGCCTCATCTTCCAGGTATACATCGGTTCCTGGTGGAATCCAGAAGAAGCTTGATGTTGGCATAGCATCATAGACAGCTTGAGATTCAGTCGGGCCACCTTCATACGCTTGCCTAAAGACTGGATCAGCGTCACAATCTTCTGGACACGTACATTCATTTATATCGAAATACCAAGCTGTACCTGTATCCGTTTCTTTCCAACAACCTGTCCAATAGGTTTCAACCAATCCAATAGAGCGATCGGCAACAGGCGCACATGCTACGTGTTCTGTTGTGTCGTATTCTGGGTGCTTTCGTTCTAAAACTCGAAACTGTGGCCCACTAAAGAAGCCAGTAAATAATCCACCACCAATATTTAGAGTGATAGTTTCTTCTTGGGGAAACTCTTCACCACCACGAATGTTTAGGTACAAGTGCTCATAGGATTGTTGCTGTTCTAGCAAGTATTCCAAATTGCACATTTCCTCAAAACGGTATGTTACACACTCTAAGTCGGGTCCATAAGTATGTTCAGTTTGTTGTTCATACCCACCTTGTCCATCTGGTTGTAGCGTAGTCCTCTGCCCTGTAGATACGCTTGGACACTGAATATAGCATACTTGACAAATTCTGTCTGGCAACGTGAAGTCATGGATACCTTCACCATGCGTAATGATACCACGAAGCGGAGCCCGAACTTGAACAGCTTGCATGTTGCAAACTTCTCCAAAGACAAGGGGCCAAACTTTGCCAAAAGCTTCTTCCGGGATGCTTGCAAAATCACCTTCCTCCATTGAGAAGGCAACTTCAGTATCTTCCTGACGTGTTAATACATCAAATGAGAGTGTACGTTCCCCTTCATTCCAAATAACAGGACTGCTAATTTCACCTTTGAAGAGGAGAAATTTATGATTGACAGTAAGACCTTGAAAACCCTGATATACCCACACTGGACGCTTATGAATGTCATAGGAATCCAAAAGAGTCTTCAGTTTACCGTCAATATCATCTAAGGTAATATTGATTTGTTGCGAATCGCTAGCACCGTCCACTTGGATTGCCATGTCAAAATTGCCTACCTGAATGATCCTTGGGTAAGGATAATCCAAGCCTGACAATTTCTGATCGGAGTACATGACGCGCGGCCCATCTTCAACCCACTGTACTTCAATAATGAGCAGTGGTTCTGCGCCATGCTGTTGTTGCAAATTATCAATGATGCCTGAAGGAACGTCACGCATTACTCAGCCTCCTCAAATTCCAGAGTAATGTCCATTGTCTCCCCTCCGGGAAAATCAACAGCACGTCCACTGCCAGCGTGCTCAAATGGATTATTGATTAGATACCCAATCCATACGTCATCATTGTGGTCAGTTACTTGAATCTGCACTCGGTAGTAGGCATTTATGAAAGCTCGTAACTCAAGAGCCTTGTGGCGTGCAATCGTGAAATCCCACTGCAATCGTTTCCTTCCATCCTTGGTATGCACGTAAGTATATGCTGTTCCATCCATTGCTCGTAACACTTGAAGTGTGGAAGCAATCCCTGATGAATCACCCCAATTAGGACTAGGGAGAATGACAGTTGACTGCATTGCTGGATAGGGGGCACGTAACATAAGCATTATGGTGACTCCACTGTTTCTACAACTTCATCTGTCATTACAAGTGTGTCCGACAGACTTCGTGGAAATTCAACCCAACGTTGCGTCCAAGCTGTCCATTCAATTGTATCCGTGAGTGAACGTGATTTGTGGAAGTAGTGAGAAAAACTGTCTGTTATTGTCATGGCATTCCCAGACGGCATTTCCTCAACCATCAATCCTTCAAATTCAAACGTAATGGTGAATCCATGCTTACCATCCTGTACAGCACGTTCATTAGGTGTAGTGATGATACCCACCCATTGGCGGCCTTCCCAATCAATGATTCCGATTTCTTGACCAATATGGTCTACCATGAATTGTTGTGTTTCTTCAACCTCTACTTTTGTCAACCCAGAGAAACTAAGTACAAGCGTATTGATCTTAGGCCATGTTGGATCAGCAAAGATAGAAAGCTTTCCACCACGAGTTTCACGATTGATTCGCGTGAAGGATTGTCGCTCTCTGTTATCCAAGTTAGGTGCTCGAAGTTCTACAATATCGGTAGACTCGCCTAAAGCTGGATACAGTAACAGAAATCGTTCACCTTCTGAAAGTCCTTGAGCAAAGGGAACATCGCTATCAGGCGGTGTAGGGCTATCGGTTACATCACTCTCTCCAATGAAAGGTGTGTATGCTTTGTCATCGCAAGGATCAGGTAGATAATATGTGAGTGAATGTCCGATACCAAGAGTATCAATGACAGCACGAGACCAATCCCCACTTAAATCGACTGTGTGTTCCAAGTTCAACCATTGAGCCGGGATACCTTTCGTCTTGCCCCAGTCAAGACTTTGAACCAAGCTCATGCTAGTTGTAGGAGTTTCACTACGCCACATATCCTGAGTCAAGGACATAGTTGATGAAGCAGTAGCCTCATAAACACGCCCAGTCCAGTCTGAAAATATGATGGTATCTTCCAATTTCTCAAAGTAATCTTCGTATGGAAAACCATCATATAAGTGCATCCTTGTCCACATAGTTTTGTATCGTGGACCAATTTCATTTACACTATCACTCATTACCATATCACTAATGAGTATAAAGAAAAGCCCAAGCTCAAAATCAAACCCATCAGTCATAGCAAGAGTTTCGTGTAATGATGTATGCTCACCTTCATTGACAGGGTAGGAAAGGATTTCGGAAAGATTAAGATTGTCAGTAAGGCTCTTTGTTTGAACCCGAGAAGCAATATCTTCCAAATCTAAATCTTGTAATAGTGACTCACTAAACTGAGCGGGAACACGTTGAGTAAGCGTCATGGTATCTTCTAGGCGTTCATGTCGCTCCCACAAACGAAGCTCATCAGTGATGCCAAGATTTTGGGTCAAGGTTTTCTCGTGAATAACGAAAGCCAGCGCAAGCACTTCAATGTACTGCCGTGTGACACGAAGCTTACCTTCACCTGAGCCAAGAACTTCAGCCATCTGGCGCGTGACGCGCAGTTTACCTTCTCCTGCTCCCAGGACTTCACCAAACTGTCTCGTTACCCTCAGTGCCATGTTATCCTACCTTTACGCCAAACGCTGCGTTGTTGATCCCGCTCTCCGTCCAAAGAGCGCTGGTATCAGGGTCAAGTTCCGCAATACGACGAAGTGTAAGCCAATCACCGCTGCCCGCCGCCTGTGGTGAATCATCATATTCAGTACCACCAGACTTGATAACGGTGATTAGTGTGAAATCGGTTGCGTCAGTTTCCTTGCAATCAGTGTTGATTTGGAGCCCCTGAATCTGCCCAAATGTTGGAACACTGCCATAGTTCCAAATGTCACGATCTCCACTATCATCATCTTCAATGTAGCTGGAGTCATCATCAACTTCTTCTTCATCAACAGCTTCATAATGAGCACCAACAGGCACCACTGTCTCCCAATCCGCTGTTACATCTCCACCACCGGGGAAGATTGCTGATACTCGTTGATTGCCGAGGAAGTCATTATTCTGGGCTCCAGTGCTATCACAAATGTAGAGATCATCCCAGTAAGGAACAGAATAATTGGAAGGATTGAGTCTAACAACATCATGATAGTCACCACTTAGACTACCATCTTTTGTATCCACTCCTGTTGCACTGGCGACTGTAATACCGTCTACTTTGACTTCGTATTCACCATTGGTATCATGGCATTTTACCTTGAACTCAACGTGATGCCACATGTCAACACCAATGTTGGCACCAACAGTTGTATCAATGACTGTACCGTCACGCATGACATAGATTTCGGACCCATTATCAACAACCTGTAAGTGCATACCACGGAATGAGCCTTGATAGAAGTCAACAATTGGTATCCCTCTAGTATTGGTACGTTTAACTGCAACACCAACGATCAAAGTATCATCAGTTGTCAATCCTGGAGTTGCAAGCCTACAAGTGCTATGAGCAAATGAAATAGCACGACCACTAAATCGACCATCACGAACCCTCATCCTGGATTCAGAATTGACGTTTGGATACTTACGTCCACAGATACCTGTGGGTGCAGGAGCAGCACCAACAGTGGTTCCATAACCTTCAAAGCCATCAATCCAGAGAAGTGCCATTAGTCCACCTTTACACCAAATTGAGCCGAATTGATTCCTGTCTTAGTCCAATCTATTCCTGTGTCGGGATCAGATTCCAGAAGATCATATCGGTTGACAAATGACGATGAACCAACAAGTTGACTTGCTTGATCGTATTCAGTCCCACCTGATCGAACAATCTGAATAATGTCAAATGTTGTTGCATCTGTTTCGCGGCAAAGAGTATGTAGCATGAGACCATCAATTGATACAAGAGAATCAGTGATGTCGCCATATTCAAAGATGTCTTTATCACCAGCATCATCATCCTCAATGTATGATGTGTCATCATCTGGTTCTTGTTCAGCAACGGCATCAGCATGATCGGAACCACCAACCATTGTTTCCCATTCAATAGTATGTTCAGCACTGGGGAAAATTGGAACAGCTTTAACGATACCTAAGAAATCGTTATTCTTTGATCCAGTACCATCACAAACATAGAAGTCATCAAATACAGGACCATGACTCACACTATGCAAGCCTACGGCCGCATGATAATTGGAACTTCCTTCCTGTGTATCAATACCAGTATCACTGGCAATAGTTTCACCATTCAATCGTAGCTCGTAAGTTCCGGCTGTATTGTCACAGTAGACTTTGAACTCAAGTTGAAACCATTGATTGATACATGGTAGTAATGGATTATCAATTGTTTCAAGAATGTTTGCCCCACGACGAATTTGAAACTTTGTACCTGCTCCAGGATCAGGGTTAATTCGTACATTCATTCCAAGACTACCATCACCATCATAAAATCCGAATAGAGTCTGCGAGCCTGTGGAAGTTCGTACAAAGTAAATTGAAGCTCCAATAATCAATGTTCGATCCGTTGTTAAAGGTGGTGTTTTGATGTAAGGATCACCATCATGGAATAGTCGAAGAGCGTAGTTACCGAAACGTCCCGGCTTAAGAAAATAGCGAGTTCCACCACCACCTGCATGAGTATATCCACGTATTTCAAGGGCCGTGCGCATATCAACGCCATAGCTTGATTCATAACCTTCAAAACCATCTACCCAGATAAGTGCCATTAGTCCACCTTCACACCAAATTGGGCTGCGTCGATTCCAGTTTTTGTCCAATCTAATCCTGTATCAGGATCAGATTCAACAACATCATACTTGTGAACATACGATGAAGAGCCTACTTGTTGGCTAGGTTGATCGTATTCTGCCCCACCTGAACGAACAATTTGAATGAGATCATAGTATTGAGCATCTGTTTCTCGACAGAGTGTATTTACCATCACTCCAGCAACTCGACCCAAATTCTCTGTGATATTGATATAGTCAAAGATGTCCTTATCACCAATATCATCATCCTCAACATAGGATGTATCATCATCAGGTTCTTGCTCATCTACAGCATAGGAATGGGTTCCAGCTCCAACAACTGTATCCCATTCAGTTGTATGGTCAGTATCAGGCCATGTTGGTACAACTCGCATGACTCCAAGGAAGTCATTATTCTTCGCACCAGAACCATCACAAACATAGATGTCATCAACCCTTTGCACACAGTAATTTGTATTCCATCGAACAGATTGATGGTAGTTAGTAAGGCTTGCCTGCGTATCTACGCCACTAGCGCTCCCAATTGTATTTCCATTAAGTCGTACTTCCCATGAACCACTTGTATCATCACAATAAACTTTGAACTCAATGTAGAACCATTCATCAATTGGAAGTTCAATGCTTGTAATTGTCTCAAGAACTACATTACCACGCCAAACTTCAATGTAGTATCCAGTATCATCAACGCGAAGGTGCATCCCTTCTAGGAAATCACCATCATATAATGAGACAATACGACCATTTCCGGCTCCATTTCGTACATCCCAGTAAAGAGCACAACCTGTGATTAAGGTTCGATCTGTTGTTAGTGATTTGGTTTCAAACCAAACATCAGTTCCAGGATAAAACTCTACCGCATACCCACCAAATCGTCCCTCAATTGTCTGCATATGACCATTGATTAGGCTACTTGTTCGTAAGTAGCGACGACGAATGTTCTTTTCTAGGTCTTGATTATTCCACCAACCTGGTAAATAGCCAGATTGTAAACCTTCAAAACCTTCAACCCAGAGTAGTGCCATTATCCCACCTTCACCCCAGCTTGAAGATTATCTACGTCGTCACGTATCCATGCGACACCTGTAACAGGATTGAGTGGCATCAATCGTGTAAAAGCAAGATAGTTACTATTCCCAACATACTGGCCGGCATCTTCACTTTCTGTTATGTAGTCATGCTTAATGACTGTCTTCAATGTTCTTTCAGTAGTTCCAGTAACCCTTGCTTCACTATGAACTTGAAGTCCCTTAATCTCATTCATTGTAGGTGGACTATCATAATGGTAAAGATCAAGGTCGTCCGTTGTAACACTTTCCACGTATTCGGTATCATCCTGCACCAATTCATCAACGGCAGCATAATGATCTGGACCAGGAGTTACATCCCAATCTGATGAATCGCCTGCTGACGATGGTATAAGTGGTTGTACCATGTGTCCTGGTCCAAGGAAATCATTACATGGTGCTCCACCTGTTGAATCACAGACCCAGAAATCATCGAAGCGTGGTGATTGTTCCCAGATGTGCGTGATACTTTGGAAACGAACGGCCGCATAATAATCGTGACTTGGATCGTCTTGAGTATTGATACCTGTCAACGTGAGTTCAGTTGTATTGTCCACTCGAAGTTCAACTGTACCACTTGTACCATCACAGTAAACTTTGAGTTGAATAAACTTCCACTCATCTAAAGGAAGCACTCCTGCCGCTGTTGTTCCTAAAACAGTCCAACCACGAAGAACACTGAAGGAACCATCACTATTGAGTTGTAGTTGTAATCCTACATAATAGTTGTTAATTGTTCTAAGAGACATGAAGATTCCATTCCTTGACTCGTCCTGGTACATTGAAAATCCAACAATCAATGTTTTATCAGTTGTCAAGTATGGAGTTTGAAACCAATGTGAGGCATCCCAAAGAATGGAAATTGAGTAACCTTCAAATCTGCCTGGTCTTGCTGCAATGTTAAGATTACCGTTTCCAGCTAGCTGGTAACGGCATAGCATGATTTGTCGTGGATCGACATAGCCAGAGTCGTCCCCATAGCGGTCGAATCCATCAAACCAAAGTAGAGCCATTAGCCCACCTTTACACCCATTTCAAGACCATTGACACCACTCACAGCCCAATCTGTACCCGTATCAGGATCATCAGCCATTAGGCGTAAATTGGTTAGATACTCAGTGCTGCCAATAGTATCAGCAGCACTATCATACTTTGTTCCGCCAGATTTGACGACTGTTTTCAAATCATACGATGTAACATCTGTGACTCGAACTTCAGTACAAAGACAAACAGCCTCAACTATGTCAAGGTCTGAAATGTCACTATATTCATAGATGTCTTCATTGTCTGTCACAGTATCTTCAACGTATTCACTATCATCATCAGGATCAACTTCATCAACCAAGGTATAGTGATCTACCGCAGCACTGGGCGTCCAATCAATGTCGGCTGTGTCAGCATTAGGCCAGATAGGACTAATTCTCTGTTGACCAAGGAAGTCATTGTGCTTTGAACCTGTGCTATCACAGATGTAGTAATCATCAATGTGTGGTGTATAGCTTGCACTATATTGATAACCACGGATGAAAACTTGATCGTGATATGGTTGATTCTGTTGTGTATCAATCCCTGAATCTGATAGGATGGTTTCTCCATTGATGCGAAGTTCATAGGAACCATTTGTATTGTCACAAACAACCTTGAATTCAACATACACCCATTTATTTGAGCGTATCAAAATCTCAGTTGATTCTGCTATGATAGAACCGCCACGATAGACACGAACTACTCCTGAATCATCAACTCCAATACCCATCCCCTGTGTACCTTCACTTAGCATCCAGAAGAAATGACAGTTATTGGGTATACCCCAAAATCTCAAAGCAAATCCAACAATCAGTGTATCATCTGTTGTAAGTACAGGAGTTTGAATCCAAGAACTTGTGTAGTGTGGAACCAGGGAGTAACCACCAAAGCGACCTGATTCAAGTCTTATTCGACTTGAACCAACAGCATAACGACGTGCTACAACACCCTGGCAATCTACATTCCAGGCATCGTCATAACCTTCAAAGCCGTCCATCCAAAGAAGTGCCATCATAGCTACCTTTGAAGAAAGCCCCGGCGCGGGAATCCTCCCACGCCGAGGCACACCGAGGGAGAGACTTAGCCGCTGACCGTGTAAGTGATCTTCAGCGTGTCACCATTCTGAACCGAAACAGGCGAACTGAACAGAGCCGTAGACCACAGAATACCAGTCGTGCCGGTTTCTTGATCTGTGACAAAGATACCCCGTAGAGTTGCCGTACCAGTGATATTGAAGTCAGCCGTGGTTCCGTTCGAGATTGAACGACCAGCGGCCGAGCCAACAACCCACTGCTTTCGATTTCCACTATAATCAGTGTTTTCTGACCAACCAGCGTGCGAAGCGAGTGTGTCACTCGGGTCCACACCAGAATAACCAGAATTGTCAATCAGGCCAATGTACCAAAGAGCGTGCTGTGTGTCATTTCCAAAATGCACATCAAGCAAGTCATTCATGCCCTGATCCGTAATGCCATTAGGTACGCGGTAGACACCAATGAGCTTCCCAGCTTTATTCCGGTGCTCAATGAAGTAGTAACCGCGCAGAGGAAGTCGAGTTCTCATGTCTCTTTCTCCATTTGCTTCGCGGGCTTTGCCTTGCAAACACCAGTGTTGGGTATCATAACGGAAAGCCCGCTGGGTTCCGTGCAGCCCTTACTACACTGGCACTTTTCACTTAGTAAATTCTTGCTGTCTTCCTTTTGAGTTCTCGTCGTAAACCAGACGCAATCTCTCGAATTGTCTGGCTTGAATTGTCGCCTCCCTGCACTGTCACGTTGATGTCGCCGATATTTGTCACCGCACCACCTTGGTCACGGTAGATCGGCTGCTGCCCCGCGTTGATTGCTTGCAACTGCGGGAAGAAGTTACGTGCTGCACGGGCGTTCACTACGAACTCGCCAGGCGTCAGCCAAGCTGGGATACGATCCGTCCCTCGGCCACCATCCTGGAAATAACGCCCTCCGTGAGCCGCTCCTACGCCCCCTCCTGCACATGCTGCCGCAGCCCGGGCACAAGCTTGGGCAGCGGCTATCGCCGCCTTAGCGGCATTCTGCATGGCCTGAGCAGCATTTCCAGCCGCCGTAACAGCGCTTCCTATTGACGTTGTAACATTGTCCCAGGCAATCTTCAAGTTGTCAGTGGACGTTTTTGCATTGTTTAGCGACGTGATAAGGTTTCCAACTGCCACATTGGCGATGTTCACCTGTTCAGTAACCGGCGCGAAAGCATTACCAATACCGATGGCAGCTTTCTCGGCTGTGACAAGCGTATCGCGCAATTGCACCGCTGCCTGCGAAGGTACACTCATCGCTTCAGCTAGGACTTTCGTAGAGGTTACAATTGCATTGTATTTCTCATTGACTGTGCCAAGCTCAGATGAAAGCCTACGTGCAGCTTCAAGCTGTTGTTGTAACTCTTCCAGTGAGATTTCTCGTGGGGCTGCTGGCTCAGCAGGCGCGCCCGGTTCTCCTGGTGCAGCCGCACCTTCCCTAGCAGCCGCGATCAAATCTTTCTGTGCTTGAGTTGCACCTTGAAGCTCTACCTTGAGTTGTCGTGCTTGTTCAGTCTCAGTAGAAAGGGATTGTGTTGCTGTTGTTGCAACACCTGGAAGTGCTACTTGAGCATTCTTTGCATCTTCTAATGCTTGCTTTGTTTCACCAGCTTCCGTTGTCATTCCCTCCTGAGCAGCTTTAGCTTGTTCAGCACCTTCCTTTGCACCATCCAAAGCCTCAATTGCTTCCTTGTAAGGTTCTTCTAACTTCATCTTTTCTTGAAGATCATCAGAAGCTTTGATGGCAGCATTTCCAGCCTTGAGGATTCTTTCGTAGGCTGCAACACCTTGATTACCCATATTACGGGATAGCTCACCATTTTCTTGAAGTTCAACACCGTATTCCTTAATGGCATTGATAGCATCTCTCTGAGCTTCTGTCAACGGCTTTTGCTGAGCTACTGCTTCTCGAATAGCAACAGCAGCATCAAACAATTTCTTCCGTAAAATATCAGCTTTAGAGGCATTAACCTCCATGATACTGCCAGCCTTTGAAGTATCTCCAGCCGCTCTTTCATAGGCATTAGAGATAACTTCACCACCTTTAGACAAGTTATCCCTAAACTTATCCCACCAATTGAACCATTCATCATCTTGCAGTTTCTTTGTAGCTGCAATGACTTCTTTAAAAGCCGCTTCATTATCTTGCTGGATAGACTCAGTAAGGTCTTCATACTTAGTCTTGATACCTTCAAGAACCTCCTCCATCTGAGCGCCCATCTTACCTGGGTCTTTCAGAGGATCAATCTCTCCAAACCTTTTGACGAACTCCTCAATGATATGCTCATTGACAATTTCAAGTTTAACCGGAGCCGTGAATGTTCGAGCTTGAAGCTTTCCTTGGAACTCGTTGATAACTTGATCCCAATTGATTTTAGCATCCTTCAAAGCATCAAGAACACCTTGCTTCAATTGACCCATTGCGTCCCCGATACCAAGCTTTTCATACATGCTGAAGTCAAAGGCAGCATCAAGCTTCTGCTCGATTTCGGGCATCATTGCGACTACCCGCTCGAAATCTTCACGCATTTGCTTTGGACCTTTCAACTCACCCTTCTCGAATGGGGCCAGCAATTCTTTTGCCTTCTTTAGAAGCTGCTCTAGGGCTTTACCCTCAGCCTCAAGCTGTTGAAGACGTTCTTTATGCGCTTTAGATTGATGCTTTTTACGTTCAATCTGGAATGAGATTTCTCCTCTGATTCGATCACCACGAACCTTGTCAAGTTCATTCTCAGCACGCCTCAAATCTCCGTAATTTCCAAGCTCTTCAGCATGAGACACAGCATCTTGTGCTCGTTTCTCTGCCAAGTGTGACAATTCACGGGCCGCTCGTGCTGCTTCTTCATTAGCACCAGCATCAGCATAAGCTTTTCGAGCTTCAGCAGCCGTTCGTTGAGCCCGTTCAATCTCAGCCCACAACTGCTGCCGTGCGCTCATGTGTCGCTTTTCACGCTCAAATGCGGTATCAGCAATTGATTGTTGAGTTGAAGCTACTTCCTCCATCGACTCTTTGATGGCACTATCAGCTTCAAGGATCGTATCCTTGAGTGCTTTGATTGCATCCTGTCGTCTTTGTAGCAAGTTATCAAGGGTTGACTCAAGAGTCTTTCCTACAGCCTTACTTGAAGCTTCCAGAATATCGAAGTCTCTTCGATATTGTTTCGAGGCTTCTGAGAAGAACTCACCAGTAAGTTTACGACGTTCTTCAAATTCCTTGCGAGTAGCAGCAATACGCTTTTGGGTTTGAAGTTCGTGCATCCTTGTTAGCTGTTCTTCATTTCGACTTGCTACTTGCTCCAATTCAGAAACAGTATCAAGAGAAGCGCTAATCCATTCACCAATTTTGATTGCTGCCATCGCTGCTCCAATGGCAAGAATAATTGGAGCAATGGTAAGCAAAGCAGCACCCAAAGCCGCAGCGGCCCCAGCGGCACTTGATAGAGCACCTGTCAAACCGATGGCGGCAAGCTTCATACCAGCAAGACCTGCGATTGTTCCTACTGCAATCGCCTTGAGAAGGTCCATGTTGCGAAGTACAGCATCCAATGCCTTGACCATTGGTGTTGTAATTTCGAGCAACTTCTGCCCGACTTCAATCATGGTATTGCCAAGGTTGTTCCATGCTTCTACCGCTTGCCGACCTACTGAACTTCGCATCTCTTCAAGAGCTTTTCCAGTAGCACCAGCGCTATTTTCCATAGCCTCCAAAGCTTCAGTTAGCGCATTGGCTTCATTAGAAGTCAGGTTTAAGGCACCAACCATAGCTCGAACACGACCGAGCAAATCAGCAAATTCCTTGTCATTACCGGCAGTGGCGTCCTTCATCTTCAATAGGACACCTTGCAAACCACCAAAACGTCGAATGGCTTCTGGACCTGTTTCTACACCCCATTCCTCATAGAGTTCTTGTAGCTTTTGAGTAGGTCGCAAAAGCTTCTGAGAAACCTGGGTCAGTTGAGTGATGGCGGTATGGGCTGGAACACCCTTTTGAGTCATGGCAGCAAGTGCAGCCGCCATTTCCTCATAACGAATTCCAAGAGCCGCTGTCAACGGTGACACACGACCGAGAACATCACCAAACTCACTTAGACGCAAACGACCAAGCTCAATCGTCTTGAACAATACGTCAGATACATGCGCTGTCTCAGCTACATTGAGATTGTAGCTATTCATTACAGATGATATAGCATTTACTGATTCTCGTAGTTCAGAATTAGTAGCAATAGACAATCTGGCCGCTTCATTTGTAAACCTTAGTGCATCACCAGCTTCAACAACTTGGTTTGACAAAGTTTGGTATACACCTTCAGCAATTTCCTGTCCAGTTAATCCAAGACTCCGACTTAACTCTAAGACAGAAGCATTCATCTGATCCATCGAGCCAAGCTGCCCACCAGAAATTGTGAACGCTTCAGCGACAGCTACAGAGAACTCTGCTGCTGCTGTTTGAGCATCTTTGAAAGCACTAACAATTGCGCTAATAGCGCGCACAATTAGTTGTGCCTGAACAACTCGAAGAACAGTCTTCCAGGAAATTGTGATTGTTTTAGCGGCATTTTGTCCCGCCTGACCAGCATTATTTAACGCGCCCGCCGCCTGTCCGGCTGCCGCAGCAGTTTGTGCCGAACCTTGTTGTACGGCTCCCGCTGCCTGTCCGGCTGCCTGTCCTGCACCCTGCATTGATTGAGCAGCTTGATTGAAAGAACCAGTAACCGCTGTTCCAACTTGTTGGGCAGCAGCTTGTGACCGCGTAGCAAGACCACCCATTGAAGCAGCAGCCGTCTGTGCTGAAGTTTGTAGCTGCTGTGTTGGTGCTCCAGCCGTTGCTAGACCTTGAACAGCCGCTCTTGCATTATTAGCTTCCAATGCAAGTTGTCTCAATGCTTTGATCGCTGGCGTAGCATTACCAGGAAACTTGCGCAGAGCGCCAGATACGCTTTGTAAGGATTGCTTGAAATTGTTAAGCTCTCCTCGCAAGCGACCCAATTCTTGGATAGCCTTTGACGCATCAAAGCCTAGTCGCTGTGTAATTTCTTCCGGCATTAGGCCACCTTAACCCTTTTGAGATACTGATATGGGTCAGGGAGTACCGTAAAGCGTGTGAAATTCTCAAACGCTTTCTGGCCCTTCTCCTGGAAGTGGTAAGGCGTTGGATTGCGCAATCCTTTACGCGAGAATACATTTGGGGCTTGTCCATATACAACACGATTGTATTCGTTGTAGGCAAGATACCGAAGGGAACTGCTATACACGAAATGCCATCGTGAAGCTCCAAGGTCAAGTTCCAAACCACTGCCACTACCTGTAGAAAGACCCAGTGCAGTACGATCCTTACGACTCAATTGAGGACCGTAAGGAATAACCATCCCGAGTTCGTTGGCAAGTTTTTGGAACGTGGCCCTGGACGCCTTGGACCACGTAGGTATGACTGCAAGAACTGTTGCTTGAAGCCATTCACGTCCCGCTTGTTTCAGCCAATCCTCCATGTAATCACTTAGATGCCGTTTATAACCGGCTACATCTAAATCGAGGGCTGTAAAATTGGGAATGAATCTCATCGTCGTCGTCTCCTGCCTCTCTTCCGTGATGGAGTTTGAGGAGCTTTCTTTCCAGCACCCATGAGAGCTTTCTTCTCTTCAAGCTCTTCATGTTGCCGTGTTTGATCGTAAGCAAGCATCAATGCCTGTGTCCATGTGTCACAATCGTCCCAAGATTCCCTTACTCTTGGGGGTCTGATTCCGACTCGTTCACAGGCTCGCCAGACTGCGTATTCTCCGGTTCTGTTGGGAGGCCAGAGGATTCGTTTGATTCCTCCGCCTTCCCAAGTAGAAAAAGCTCACGAGCTTCCTTCAACTTACGTTCATCCAGCGCATTTGCCTGCATTACGCAGACGACAACACGGTTGACTTCTACATCAGAGAAGCCAGCCTCACGCAACTCTTGATCCCAGTTCTTCCAAGTCTTTGGATTGTCAGGTACGACGGTTTCCCATTCTATCTCACTTGGCTCCAATGACCGAAGAACCATGTAAGCAAAACGTTGCTCATTGTAGTTAGCAACCTTTTGCCGGTATGTCTCGTCTTTTAGCTGAGGAACCCAACCATCTTTTGTGAGCTTCCCAGGTGGCTTCGGCTCTGGAACGAGTTTTTCAAACTCGCTCATATCTGTTACAGCCTGAGCCTTAATCACAACGTCGCCAGCCAATCGAGGAAGGACAAGAACTTCTTCATTTGGGCCTTTGACTTCTACACCACCAATTCTCATGTTTGTTCTCCCTCTTACAAGGTGAAAGAAAGTGGGGCGGGGCTAACCCGCCCCACTATACAGGTTCAACTTTGATTATGACGGACAATCATCCGCATAATCGCCACGTGTCACCGTCGCATCGCTCGCATTGCATCGACCGCCGACAGAAATCGTGGCTTCGCCAAGGTCATACTCCAGGCTTTCATAACGGAAGTCAGGAAAGACGATTCGCTCATCGTCATCACCACCACACGGTACACAGTGAAGAACTTCAAGGTCCACTGCATACGGTTCACACAAGTCATCAGAACTAGAAACCCATTCATCTGCCCCACCGATACCCTTGACAGCATCGACAGGAGTGATGGCTTCACCAGTCCCACTTGTGACGTGCTCGTACACAAATTCAAGCGAAACCTCAAGAGGTTGCTCATCGCCTTCCTTCACAGTATCAAGGTCGCCACGGTCAAGCAGGTACTCATATTCCTTGGCTTCTGTCCAAGTCAGATTACCTTCACCAATGGTGACATCAATTTGCTGCGGTAGGAAAGTGATTACATCGTTTTGCGCCGGAGTTTCAGCACCCCATGCTGGCGTAAATTCGATATTGCTTGTCGGACTTGTGTCCGCAGGTGTACGCGCAGTTACCGTGTAAGTCGTGGTGTTGTTAGCGGTGTTGACAGTAAACCGAGCCCCAACCGGCACCAATTCGGTATCAGTTGTATTAAGGTTGACGGTATTGATGTCAGCATCCGTATCCGTTGCACCAGGAGTAGCTTCGGCAATGACTGCGCTGCCGCTGAGACCATCCTTAATGCGAATGGTCGCATCGCGGAGTTCAATTCGTGCCATTGTTTAACTCCTACATCGAAAGGTACATTTCAAATCGACCATCCACAACGGCCTGCCGGATTCGGTCTTCGCGGCTTACTTGACCAAAGTGGATCAGACGCGCTGGTTCGCTAAAACCCTTCCGCTGGGTTAAACAACCAACTAGGGAACCATCATCGTCAGGTCCAGTCCCAAATCGAAAGATTGGGATTGGGTCCGTCATAGCAGTGAGGAACACACCACCCCAACGATTGATGTCGTAAGCATCTTCTGTGGACATTTTCATGTAGTCCGTCAGCATGATGTTTATGTCAATGTGAACACGCCAGTAGTCGTGACTCAATTCACGAACGTATGGACCACTAACCCTCAACTCTGCGTGTTCCTGACGCATTGTATCAGGTTCTCGTTCATCTACACCTTCTACAAAGAACGTAAGACTGATTGTATCAGCCACATCCTTAAAGTAAACGGCAATAGATGCCATCGTCCAGCGGGCCAAATTTGCATCCAACATTATGTTTGCTCTACTTCATGTTCTACGTCAAGCCAGTTCTCAGCCTTCATGTGGAAGATTTGTTCTGGCCTTACACCTTTGACTTCTTTACCAATGATTACCCAAGCAGTGTGTTGCTCGAACTCACTGATACTCTTAATGTCATAACGACGGCCATCGTAGACCAACCAATCGTCATCTGTGACTTCGTAATCATTAGGTAAATCTCGGGTGTCGATGATAAACGTCCGTGTTCCAGCATCATACGACCCACCGTAGACAAACGCTTTGTTTGCCGAAATATGCGAGATTGTTTGAACTGTTTCCCGCTTGATTTGAACTGGTAAAACAATGCACTTCTGCACAGTAATCATTGTGCGATCATACGTCTTTTCACCAGTTTCATAATCGGTATCTGTCGAGTTAAGCTTGTATACGTTCACACGACCACCATATTGCCTTTTCAGGCTATACAATGTACGTCGGATGAAACGATTCATGCTTCGATTAACGCCGTTCGACATCTTTAACCCCTTGCGGCGCTTCGTTTGCCTCAACAAACGGACAACGGCTACAAAGTCGTTCCATTACTCGTGCAACCCAACTTAGGCACTCCGCATTTTGTGCCAAAGCTGTAGTTGAACGTTCAACGAGATTCACCAATGTATCCCGTTGGTAATCCTCCAGTTTTTCAACCCTCTTAGTAAGCGCGTCTTCACGTTTCCAATCGCGCCAAATGAAAAACAGCACGATACCAACGAGAGGACCAAAGTTGGCAATCAACTCCGTCCACATGTCGGCTCCAAATGCTGCAAAGATCGGTTCCATGATGCGCTCCAAGGGTGAGAAAGAACCGGGCGGACGGTTGCCCGCCCGGTGTTACGAACAGGGTTTAGCCGAGCAGCACGCAACCCAGGTTTTCGTCGAGCAGCGCGACACCACAAAGCAGGTCGAGCGTCACGATTGTACCTTGAGCCGTGATGTTGTACTGCATCGACACACGCATGGTCACATCGTTGTAGGCACCAACGCTTGACCGTACACCAAGAGCGGTATTCGGCAGAGCCAGCGGCCGAGAAACGAGTGCCAGCGCATTTCGATGGAACGCGAAGTTCAACGAACCAGACGGACCTGGGAACGCATCCTGGCCCGAAGAGAGGTTCGCTTCCAGTGGGCGGTCAAGCAGGACATCGACATCGTTTCCATCAGTCTCAGCAGCGATGATGGTATAGGTATGACGACTTGTGCCAAGGCCAAACGATACGACTTGACCAACTTGTGGAACCGCAAAAGCACCACCACCACCACCTTGCGCAGTCAAGGTGATAGACTTCGAGTACCCCGCAGAGTAAGCTGCGCCTGTCTCACAAGCCTTGTAGACCGTGACCACTGCATTGGCCGCAACGCCCTCTTCCAGGCCCTCGACCAATACGATCTCATTCGTGTCCGTACTGTCATCCGTTGCAGACGAAATCACATGAGGCTTGCCTTCGCCTTCAATGACCACGTACTCGCCGTCGATGGCTAAGTAAGACGGCACGACGCAGTTAATGGTCGTTTCGTTGACGGGTTCCGACTCTTTCGTCTCACCGTCAACATAGTCCGTGCTGGCCTTCAGAACGTAAGGCACGTTCTGATCCATGTAGGTATCGAAGCCCAGCACCTTTCCAAGGCTGGCGTCTCGAAGAGCCGTTCCATCATCACCACGCTTTTCAGCACTGATGAAGAGTTCCGTCTTCAAAAGCTCAGTCTCGGATTGAGGCGACAAAACAAGGTTACGCCCGTTGGGGTATGCCTTGTTTACGTTCATCTTTTCCCGCGTTTCCAGCAGGTAGTTCTTCGCGTTGTTTTCGTCCATTTCCATCAGACGACCAACACGATTAGCGAGATACTGATGAACTTGACCACATAGAATGCGGTCAACCGAGCTTGCCATTTCCTGAGCAGCCGGTTGTAGGTACAGTTCCACCAGGTCTTGGAAAGACTCACTGGCTTCACCGTCCTTAATGGTGAAGGTTACGTAGACGTGCTGGTCCAGAGGTACCTGCACGTTTGTCGCAACCGCGTCTTGAGCCACAACGTCGTCCGCGTCTGTCTTTCGAGCAGCCGTGAACTGGCTTGGCCGACGAGTGTTTACTACGTCGCCGAAATTGGCGACCTCATTGCTGAAATCCCGGTGGACCAGTCGGGCCATGACCATATTCTCTTCGAGAATCGCAAGACCCTCTTGTGCCCAAAGCTCAGGAATCAGCGCATCATTGTTATTGGCATAGCAAGCCAACGACGGATTACTGTAGAGCAGATTCATTGCGCTACTCCTATTGTTTAGGTTCACTTAGCCCTTTTCATTAGGGCGAGGAAAAACTATTTTCGTCGCCCTACATTGGGCAACATTAGTCAGGCCCCTTTCTTTAATTGGGCCGTCGCTTTAGTCCCAAGGCTTCAGGGTTTTCCCTGCGGAGCTTCCGATACTGCTCAGGAGAGAGCTTTGTCGGATCAATGCGACCACCATCACCCGACTGTACGCCGCCGGTTGCGGAACCCGAGCCAACACCGCTGACAACATTTGCCTTGAAGAGATTACCGAACATCTCAGGCAATTCTTTCATACGCTGCACAGCTTCTTCCGGGGTTCTCAACGTGACCACTTGTTCCCCGGTTTTCTCATCAATATCGGGGAAGTCGATCAAAGGTGTAAAATCGCCAAGCGGTTTGCCAGCTTCATCCGTCTTTTCCTGCATCTTTGTCATTGGACGAAGTAGTCCAACGATCTGACCAGGACTAAACGCTTCAGCAGCTACCGCAGCATCTTGGAGAGATCGGTCAATGACCGAATTCTTGTACAAACCCTCCCATCTTGTTGCTGCTGTCTTGTATGTATCAAGTTCAGTCTCGAAGCGTTCACGCTCTTGCTTCCGTTCGTATTCTGCTTGTTGTTCCTTTGTTCGGAACGATTTCTGCAAATCAGCAAGCTCAGCCTCCAGCTTTGCTCTCTGTTCCTTTTGTAGATTTTTGTCGGCTAGAATTTCCTTATAACTAGCTTCCAACTTTGTGTACTTTTCCTGGTGTTTCCGACGATCATCAGCCAAGAAGCGATTCAAGTCATCCTGTGAGAAATTCTTCTCACGAATACGTTGGGCTTCTTCAGCAGCTTCACGAGCAGCAGCAGCCTTTCGTTCCGCTTCTTCTTGAGCCCGTTGAGCCTCTTCCTGAGCCGTCTTTACGCGGGTATCGTGGTCATTACCACCATCACCGTCGCCATCGCCATCGCCATCACCACCATCACCGTCACCATCGCCTTCGTAGCAGGCAAACGTTGGTAGGGACCAGTAAAGTTTGTACAAGTCGTCTTTCATTGCAACTCTCCTAACGAATGTTAGTCTACCCTACTAAGTTTAACTGCCTTAGTATCTCGCAGGAATGGTCGTAGGTATCTCCATGCTGCGGCACTTGGAATCCCATTCATCAAGTGTTCAATTTGCGTGTGATTCCGATTGTAAGTTGTTCGTACTGAGGCAATCCCCTGGCTGACCACACCCAGGTTTTCAAGTTCAAGGTCAGGATCAACTCCATCTAAAAGGGCGTGTGAAATTTCCCAACATGCAATCTT